TAATGCTCTTCTGCGAGGTCGTGATCAAAGGCAACAAACGATGGAATGCCATTCTTTGAGATATGCTCAACGAATTGATCATAATTACGCACAATTTCCCAAGGACCATCTGGTAGTTTTACCCAAGTCACTTGTTCTGGTTCTCTTACATCATCAAGAAATAGTTTATACATAAAAATAAAATATTATTCTAAGTATTGTATATGTCAACCAGAATATAATTTTTATAAAAATTTCCTGAAATAAAAAGTATTGACAAGACCATATATCTAGATAATTATAGTTGTCGTTCTTTGAATCACTTTTAGAAGCGTGTAGGGTAGTTAAAAGAGTCGTTGTTTGTAAAACTTGCGACTATTCTCACATAACATCATAGTAGGCATCAAGTTTTATTCTTGTCTAAATAGCCGAAGTTGTTGGGATAGGATGAAATACCCGAATGTATTTCCGGTGCCGGTGCCCAAACACCTAGCCCCTACACGTTTTCTATTTTTTATTATGGGCGTGTTCTGGATTCTACTATATAGTGTAGATGCAGTCCGCATGCACAGAGTCTAATGCCTCTGTATAATACCCGTTGGAAAAAATAAATGCTAAGAGAAATCTTGCTAAGACATCGTTCCTAAGCGTAAGCCGTAAGAGCGAAGTTGCTGTAGCCTAAGTTGCTACCCGTTTTATCTATTGACGCAGATATATAGAATAAAACGCTCGACCATCTGCTTGCTGTTGTAAGGACGAGGGTCGTAACAACAGCGAGAAACACGAGTCCTCAACTTCTAAGTGGTGCTCTACCAAACTTAGTCGGATTATAAGAGATAAGCATGTATATGGTTGTAGTTATATTATACAGCACAGGGGTTCAACTCCCCTCACGTCCACCATTTTATATATTGACATAAAAGATTTTATATCATATAGTTATCGGTACTTTGCGAAAACCGTGAAGAATAATAACTAAATATAAAATAAATATGAAGAAATATATTACTAAACTAATCGTAGGATTGATTGCGATCACATCAGTTTCTTTCTCCCAGACAGTATCGGCTACTGCTGGATTTGAGAGTGACTATGTATTTCGTGGTGTAGCTGGAGGAACCAATGTAGGTACTTCCGAAGTCACCGTCAATCTACCATCTAAGACCAGCTTGAGTGTCGTCGGTCTATGGGATTTTGATAATCTAAATACAACCGTTCGTGAACTTGATGTGGCCTTGACTCAAGGATATACTATTGACAAGGCAACTACACTCAAGGTTGGTGGCGTGGGATATTTTTACCCCAAGGCTGCACCAGCAAAGGGCGAAACAAATTATAGTGTTGAAGTGTTCGGATCTCTGGCTTACGATGCTTTTTTGAGCCCAACCGTAGCAGCAGGATATGACCTGAATCTGCGTCAGGTGTTTGCTGAAGGCTCTCTCAGCCAGCCAATCAACCTCTTCCTGCTCGCCAAGGGATTCAAGCTGGTTCCTGCTGCTACTCTTGGATGGGTTGGTGCCAAGGATGCTCTACCAGAGCGCCGTGGTGGCCCAGTCAAGGATTCGTATTATTACCTAACTGGTAAACTGGACTTGGTGTATGAAGCCAAGAATGTTGTTGTTGGTGCTGGCTATCGCCATAACTACCTCAACAACTCTGTCACAACCAACAATAGTTGGCTTGGTGGATTTGTTACCGTCAAGTTTTAATAACATATCATAAACTGGTTATAATCAAGAGCCTCACACGAGGCTCTTTTTTATTGATTTGACAACAGCATTTTACCGTATAATATGTATGCTATGATTTTACCATCTAATATTACTCCATCGCTATGCTGTATCCATACAGGACTACAAGAGCATAAAATCAAGTTCAATGTAATGACATATGCCCAATATAAGAAGTTGGGTAGCAAGGTTGCTATGAAAGTGCTTGCTGATCGTTCATTGAATAATATTAAGACTATTCGTGCTGTTCTTGGAGAGTGTGCGGTTAATAACTGGAATTACCGCATTGGTAGTAATGTTTTTCCATTGATGACGCACCCAGATCTGGAGTTTACTGTGGATGATTTTTATAACGCCGAAGAAATATACTCGGAATTCAGAGCAGCCGCTAAGATCATACAGGACAATAACATTCGTTGTAGCATGCATCCTGACCAGTTTGTTGTACCTGCCAGTCCAAATCCAAAAGTTGTTGAAAACTCTATACGAGACTTGGATCAACACGCCATGATTATGGATATGCTTAATTTACCTCGTTCATACGAAGCACCGATTAATATTCATATGAACTGTTATAACAATGGTAACTATGCCGAAACAACAGATAGATTCCAGAAAGTATATCATAATATGAGCGACGGTGTGCGTAGTCGTTTAGTGTTGGAGAACGAAGACAAACTAAAGAGTTGGAGTGTAATGGCATTATATGAAAACACATACAAGCGACTGGGTATTCCAATTACATTTGATAATCTGCACCATATGTGTAATCCAGACTCAACCAGCGAAGAGTTTGCGTTTGATACAGCACTATCAACTTGGCCAACTGGAGTTATTCCGTTGTTTCATTTCAGCGAATCATTGCCCGGCAAAAATCCGCGTGCTCACGCCGACTTTCCTACTATGATGCCGTCTATTTATGCCAACTACAAAGGCAATCTACATCTCGACTTTGAGTTCAAGATGAAAGAACTTGCTATAAATAAGATTTCACGCGAAAGTTTATTGACAATCTGCGAGTAATCTACATACTGTATTTATCTTATTCAACATAAGAATAATAAAAAACAAAAAATATACGCATATGACTAAGACAACCAAGACAAAGAATGGCCGCAAAATCAATACATTCGTCAAGAACGGAAAGTATTCTCTTTCTTTTACTCGCCCTGTAAAGGGTGTAAAGGATGAGATTATGCATCTTAGTGTGACTGGTATCAATCCCGTCACCAAGAAGATGAACAAGGTTCGCCTTGATGGTAGAGCAGTTGCTGCTTTGCGCCGTATTCTTACCAAGTAATATTGTAGAATATTGATATATCAAAATCCCCCAAGTTATTTTGGGGGATTTTTTATTGACACTTAGTATATCCATAGTATGCTTGTTCTATGAAAATAGACATACAGTCTATAGATAGAAACTCTTTTATGGTTCACCAGCATCTCGTTGGTGAGCACGAGTGCTATTTGATTCAACCTATTCATATCGGAGCGACTTGGAACAAGCAGAATCTTATCTTTAGATCTTCACTGTGGGATAAGGAAGGAAATCCCGTTTCACTGAGTTTCAAGAAGTTTTTTAACCTTGGTGAAAAGCCTGACATATCACCCACACCGTCTTCTCTCGTTGGTTCAAGAATGATTGAGAAGTTGGACGGTTCTACGCTTATATTCTCAAGATATAAGGGGCATACTGTTATTCGTACAAGAGGAACGACAGATGCTCGTAGGCAAGAAAACGCACACGAAATAGATGTATTGCTAAATAAGTATGCCAAGTTTATATCATATCTTGAAAAGCAAGACACCACTCAGCATTCTTATATCTTTGAGTGGCTATCTCCTACCAATCGTATTGTATTAGATTATGGCAAAGAGCCCGATATGGTTCTTATTGCCGCAATTGTACACGATGACTATTCGCTTGTAGACCAGCACTCACTAAACCATATTGCCAGAAACTATAACTTTCGCCGCCCAAAGTTTTATAATTATAACTCCATCGACGAATTACAGAAGGCAGTGGTTGATATGCGGGACTTTGAGGGCATATGCCTGTATTACAACGACGAACAGGATATTCTAAAGATCAAGAGTGCTCAATACTTGTATCTGCATCGCGCCAAGAGTGAAATCTCAAGCATAGAAAAGGTAATTGATGTATATATTGATTGGTTTATGGACCGTCATACACTATCTCACGAACCTACTGGCTATACTGAGTTCTTTGATTATCTTACGCATAAGTTTGACTACGAAATAGCAAATATGGCAATCGGGCATATTTCACGCATATGCGATGCGATGAAAGAAGTTCATACCATAATGAACGCACTGTTTGCTTTTGCCGCCGCTCGTTCTAAAATGCCACGCAAGTTTGCTGCCGCAGAAATATTACAAGCACATGGCAGCACAGGCAGATCTGCGATTGTATTCAAAGTGCTTGACGGTAAGCCAATAACAGCAGATGACTACAAGAAAATCTTATACCAAGTTCTTAAATGATCATCACAAACTTTCCTGCGAAACTAAAACAAACTATGAATCTCGCAACGATGCTATTCGTGATGCTAAAAGAATACTGACAGAGTATCGTAGTGATAGAATACCATACAAATGTAGTTATTGCGGATATTGGCATCTTGCTACAAAATACTAATATTTATTTATGATGACAAAAACAGCACATACAGACAAAATCGCCAAGCGTCTTGAAGTTGGAGATGTTGTAATATCTTCAACAGGTAAAAAAATGAAAGTAACCGCCGTAATACAAAAGGTTAATAGAACTGTTGTATTATTTGATGATGATATGGAGATTGACTTTGACCCATACTTCAGGATTGAAAAAGTTATACCTATCAAGAAATAAGGCTTGACTTTTTATATTATTGTAGTCATAGTTATATCTGAAAGGATATATTATGAATGTTATCTCCCAACCAGTATTGTGCCTAAATAACTTATGGCAGGCTTTGAATACAAAGACTGTCAAGGAGGCTCTTATTTCTATGCTGGGTGGAGTTGATGGTAATAATCCGCCTGCTCTTGCCATAGATATGAACTTTCGTGTGGATGAAAATGGCAGCGTAGATTGGGATAATCCAGAATATGTACAGCCAGTTGATTGGGAAACTTGGAAGAATCTGCCTATAAGAGATTATGATCTTGCTATACATACCTCTAATATGACTATTCGGGCTCCGCGTGTCATTATTCAGCCAAACTATAGCAAGATGCCTGTAGTTACTCCTCGTCCGACCAAAGAAAGCATTCGTAAACGTGATGGTGGAGTATGTCAATATACAGGTCGTCAGATTTCTTGGAAAGATGGCAACATTGACCACGTTATTCCTCGTACCAAGGGCGGCAAGAATACGTTTGAGAATATGGTATGGTGTCATAAAGAAATCAACAGCAAGAAAGGTGATAAAACGCCAGAACAGGCTGGGCTAAAACTTATTCGCAAGCCAAAGGCACCAAGGGCTGTGCCAGTAAGTTCAACCATACAAATCGCACATCATCCAAGTTGGATACATTTCTTGGATAATGTCACCGAAGTAAGACAAGAAATAGCATCTTGACAACAACTATACCCTGATCTATATTATCGGGGTATTTATTTATGACCTTTTTTTATATACTTCTGGCTGCGATATTCATAATTGAGTTGTGTCTGGCGTATTCTTGTTATAAGTTTTATCTTATGATAAAGAAGATGGATAAGACAAATAAAACTACTATAGTTGAAAATGGCAACGCCATCACAGAAACACTAAGAATAATATTTGACAATCTAAAGCGTCAAACCAGTAAGGTGGATAAACTATCAGGCAAACATACAGAATATCAATCACGATTTCATAGATTAGAACAGCACGTTCAGCGTCTTTTATCCAAAGACAAAGAATCTGTTGAACTACCAAAAGAGGAAAACAAAAATGAGCGACGAAACAACAAAGCAGATTGAGTTTGGCAAGTTGGCTATTGGCAGCAAGTTTTACTTGACTAAGCCTGTAGAATCAACTTCTGCTGTATTCACAAAGATTACATCGTCAAAAAATGATGCTGGTGTATGGTCCAATGCCAAGAATGGCTTTGGATTGACAACCTTTGTACAATACGATAAGCGTGTCTGGACTAAATCGTAAAATGCCAAGAAAAAAAGCAACAGAAACTGGTGCTGCTATAACAAAGCCCAAGGGATTGTTTGATCATATCAATCATGTCCGCGAAAAGCAGGACATTGATTATTTTGACAAACTTACCGACGCCGACAAAAAGAGTTGGTCCAACTTTATGGTGTGCCGTTTTCTAAGCATGCAACCCGAACTTATTGATACATTGAATCACGTACAGAAATATAGCGGCGTATTATCTCCCAAAGAGTTTTATAAGGTGCTGATTGCTTTTGTGCCAAAGCGTAAGGCATTTTATCCATATATCAAGAGCAAGAGTGAGAAGTATAATCCTGCCTTGCTTAGTTTGCTCTCCAACCATTTTCAAGACAGCGAAAGAAATGTGCTTGAGTATATATCCATCTTGACAAAGGCCGATATTGTTGGCATTGTTGGCAAATACGGATATAACGAAAAGCAAATCAAAGAACTAATGGAAGTATAACATATGAAAGTAGCCATCAACGCATCTTATGGAGGGTTTGGTCTATCACCTGAAGCACTAAAACTATACTGCGAAAAAGCAGGCATAAGTTGTTATTTCTTCAAGTATGAATATACTACTGAACCCACGCTCAGGAGCAAACTTGTTCCTGCATATGATCTGACTGACCATGGAAAATATAGCCGCGACAATCTTGCGTTTTCTATACCAAATCCTCAAGAGCAAAAAAATCCACATGATTATCGCATAGGCGACGGGTTTACAGATGACAGAACCAATAAGTTTTTGATTGAGGCGATTGAAGAACTTGGGTCAGAGGCAGCAAGCGGAAGCAGTTGTAAAATAAAAATCGTTGAAGTGCCCGACGATGTAAAATGGCATATTGCTGAATATGATGGTTGGGAGTGGGTGGCAGAAGATCACCGTAAATGGGAATAAACATATGTCTACTAAAAATGTTATAGGAGTTGGAGGCGCAGCCCGCAGCGGTAAAGATACATTTGCTTCTATTGTAGAAATGAAATTACAGCAGGCTGGTTATAGCGTCAAGAAGGTCGCATTTGCCGACCCGCTAAAGCAGCATTGCGATAAGTTTTTATTGGAAAATCTTGGCATATCTGCTTTTACACAAGATCCTGAAGAAAAGATTCTTATTCGTCCTATGCTTGTATGGTATGGCGATGCTCAACGCAGACGCACAGATGGTAGATACTGGATTGATCTTGCCAAGAAAACGATTGATGAATCAGACTATGACTTTTATATCGTTACGGATGTGCGATATGATGTATATGAAAAAGATGAACTATACTTCTTGAAGAAAGAAACCAAAGGAGTGCTGTGTCATATCAGCAAGTATAGCATTGTTGATGGCGTAAAGAAGTTTGTATTGCCCGCCAACGAACACGAAGAAGCCAACAATCCAAGAATCAGAAGCGCCGCACAGCATCGCATAGAATGGGAAGATGAAGGCAAGATGACAACCGAGGAACTATTACTGAATCCAAAACTGAATGAACACGTAGAAAAGTTTATGAAGATCTGGATACAAAAGTTTTAGTATTTGTATTCATCACCATCTTCTTCTTGATCTTCATCGTCATCTTCACCAAGTTCATTATCAAGTTCTTCACTTAGTTTGATAAAATCTTCGTGCTCTAACTCAAGTTTGGCTACGATAGAAGAAATCAAGAAAGCAAGTTCTCCCTTATCAAAGTTCATGCTCTTGATATTTTTTGAGAACTTGTTTGCGATGGTATATATCAAGTTTCTGCGTGCCGACAACTCATCATTGTTGTATATGATGCCAGGTATTGGATTTTTATCGCTATGCATGTCGGATAGTTTAGCCATTTCTTCCTTTAGCATCTGATTATACTCTGCATCATTTGCCGCAATACTTTTAATTAAACTTTTCAACTCATCTATGTCTTTTTTCTTTACAACCTTTGCCACTGAAAAAGTACGTAATACTCCCTTTTTCTGTAGAACGTGTGTGAATGTTTTGTTATCCATATATGATATATTTTTTGTTTATCTAAATAAATATAAACTCTTTACAATTGACATCAACAATACTTGATATATACTGATTTTATGTCTATAAATGATTTTTACGCCGAACCAGTAGCAGAAGTGCCTACTGTAACTCCAACTGAAGAAAAAAAGAAGAACAAGACCGTAAGTTTTTCTCAATATGCTATGTGGCTAAAGTGCCCGCAGCAATGGAAGTTGTCGTATATAGACAAACTTGCTCCGTATGAAGCCAATATCAATACTGCGTTTGGAACGGGCATTCACGAAGCATTACAAGAATATCTTAGATTGTTATATAATGTAGGCTCTTCTGCTGCCGATGAGTTTGATTGTTATGCCAAGTTCATATCAGCGTTTGATGAAGAACTAAAACAACTCAAACTGGCAACAGACGAGCAAGTATCTACATTGTCTGCCGAAGATATAGAAGAACTTGGCTTGACCACACCATCTCAAGTAGCAGAGTTCAAGTCAGATGGCAGAACTATTCTTGACCACGTAACCAGTTATGCCATACGCAGCAAACATTTTCCGTCAAAGAAGTATGAGGTAGTGGGAATAGAACTGCCGCTTGAAATACCGCTAAAGAACAATACTATAACATACAAAGGCTTTCTGGATATTGTGTTCAAGGATAAAACGACCAACAAGATACTTATTTTAGATTTCAAGACAAGTCGTCTGGGCTGGAACAAATATCAAAAGGCAGATAGAACAAAGATAGACCAACTACTGCTATATAAGAGATTTTATCATCAGGTATTCAAGGTGCCTATGTCTGATATAGAAGTTGAGTTCTTTGTAGTCAAGCGTAAGTTGCTTGAAGATGCTGAGTTTCCGCAGCAGCGTATTCAACGTATATCGCCGCCAGATGGAAAGATGAACATGAAAGAAGTAGAATCTGCTTTTCTTGACTTTATAAAAAATGGTTTTGATGACAACGGCGAATATAATAAAGACGCTGTGTTTCTAAAGAATCCTGGCAAAGGCCGCAAAAACTGTAAATATTGCATCTTCAAGACACTCAAGAACGATAAAGGCGAACTATATTGTAACGGAAAAGAAGGCTAATAGTTTTTTATATATACGGAAAACCTAGTTTCATATATATGTATATAGAGAAATCTAACAATCATATATATGAAACTAAAAACTAGCCACGAAACATCATTCACTTCTGTACACCTGTTCAAGGACAAATATACTGCGTTCAAGGAAGCAGGTGTATCAAGTGGAATGACGCTGCAAAAACTCGTAAATCGTTGTGTATATCTTTATATCAACGATCCAGAGTTCAGAAAGAAGCTCAACGAAGAAAATTCTTTACAAATCAGCGGTTCTGCATTTTAAATAATTTGACATAACGCAGATTTAAAACATAATACAAGGTTATATATGGTAAATAGTTATATTCCTCAGAAGGACAGAAAGAAGATTATACTGCTTTGCGATGACCTGAGAATGCATTCTGGTATTGCTACAATGGCAAGAGAGTTTGTTACAGGCTTGGCAGGCAAATACAACTGGGTACAAATGGCAGGTAGCGTTACGCATCCTGAAAAAGGCAAGATAATGAATCTTGACCAAGCCACCAACCAAGTTGCTGGCATAGACGACGCATACGTTCGCCTATATCCGGTTGATGGTTATGGCGACGCCAATCTTCTAAACGAAGTTATTAAGATGGAAAAGCCTGATGCGCTGCTTCATTTTACTGATCCGCGTTTTTGGATCTGGTTATATCAAATCGAGCGTGAATTGCGTCAGAAGATTCCAATCGGGTTCTATAGCATCTGGGACGATCTTCCATATCCTATGTATAATCGTCCATATTATGAATCGTGCGATTGGATTGGTTGTATCAGCAAGCAGACAGAAAATATCGTAAAGAATATTCTTGGAACTACACTAAATAATCCTACAACTGTATCGTATGTACCGCACGGCATCAATCGCAAGATGTTTAGACCGTTGACCACAGATGCTGAACTAAGTGAACTGCAACTAATACGTAGACAGTATTTCAAGAAGGACTATAAGTTTGTAATATTCTATAACAATAGAAATATTCGTCGTAAGCAAACCAGTACAATAATGCTTGCCTACAGAGCATTCTGCGACAATCTACCAAAAGAAGAAGCAGCAAAGTGCGTATTGTTTCTACATACACACCCAGTAGATGAAGCAGGCACTGATTTGCCCGCGTGTAAGCAGGCATTTTGCCCGAATTATGATGTAGTGTTCAGTGTTGAAAAGGTTCTGCCAGAAAGAATGAATCAACTTTACAACATGGCAGATGTGACGGTAAATCTTTCCGACAACGAGGGATTTGGTATTGCCACTGCGGAGAGTGTAATGGCGGGTACTCCAATCATCGTCACGGTTACGGGAGGACTTCAGGACCAGTGCGGATTTACAGACGATGCCGGAAATCCTGTCCAATTTGAAAATGGATGGGGAACTAATGCCGATGGTAGATATAAGAAACACGGTAGATGGGTTACACCAATCTTTCCGGGTGCAAGAATGATGCAAGGTAGTATTCCTACTCCATATATTCTTGCCGATTATGCCAAGTGGGAAGATTGTGCTGAAGCATTTATGTATTGGTATTTGACCAGCAAGGAAAAGCGCCTTGAGTATGCACTGGAAGGTAGAGAATGGATGTGCGGAGTTGGTGGACTAAGTGCAGAAAGCATGTGTGAAAAAATGGCATCTGGCTTAGAAAATATGATGGCAAACTGGAAAGGTCGCGAAAGATTTAATCTTCATCGTCACGACGAATATGTTGGGCACAATATGCCAAACAACAGTCTTGGATTTCCGATTCCAAAGATTAACAAAGATGAAGTACTAAAAAAATATAACAAATAAATAATATTATGGCTAAAGCATTGACTAAAGAAGAAGCAAAGACAAAAATCTACGAACTTGCCAAGCAACTTCGTGAAATCGAAATGGAAAAGCGAGTTGTTATGACTGACTTCAAGGATCGCATCAACGATGTTAAGTCCGAGATGGAAGCGATTATTCAAGAACAAGAAGGTCAAAACACACCCGGTACAGCACCATAATAAAAAAAAGGTTATATAAATGAGCAACGAAATTAAACCAGTATGTGTCATACAAGGTCCAATAGCATCTCGCTCTGGATATGGCGACCATACATTTGCAATTGCGGCAGACATCATAAAGTATGATAAGTTTGACGTTAAGATCGTACCAATGCGATGGGGAGTGTGTCCCAATACGATGTTGGATGACGAAAGTCGTCCTATGGTCAAAGAAATAAAGAGCAGAATACTAACTACCAACTTAACCGCACAGCCTGAATTATTTGTTCAAGTATCTATTCCCAACGAGTTCCAGCCACGCGGAAAATATAATATTGGCGTTACGGCAGGTATTGAAAGTACTGTACCAAAGCCAGAATGGGTTGAAGGTCTGAATAGAATGAACTTGAATATTGTTCCTTCAAACTTTTCTAAGGAAGTATTTGTAAAAACTGCATACGACCGTAGAGATGAAAGAACGGGAATGACGGACAAGATTCAACTCAATAAACCTATTGAAGTTGTATTTGAAGGAGTAGATACAAGTATTTACAAAAAAACTAATGAACCGTCCGAAGAAATAGATTCTGCGCTAAATGCGATCCCAGAAACATTCTGCTATCTATTCGTAGGACATTGGATCCAAGGCGACCTAGGTGCAGATAGAAAAGATGTCGGAATGTTGATCAAGATCTTCAGCGAAGTATTTAAAAACAAGAAAAATGCACCCGCGTTAATTCTCAAGACTAGCGGAGCAACATTCTCCAAAATAGATAAAACCGAAATACTTAAGAAAATAAATGACATTCGTGCCCCACTGTCTGGAACTCTTCCAAATATATATATTATACACGGCGAACTGGCTCCGACTGAATTGAATCGTTTGTATAACCATCCAAAGGTAAAAGCTCACGTCAGTCTTACTCACGGAGAAGGTTTCGGAAGACCGTTGCTAGAGGCAACTCTAAGCGGAAAACCACTACTTACTACTAATTGGAGCGGTCACGTAGATTTTCTTCCAGATAATCTTGCAAACTTGTTACCCGGTACAATGGTCAACGTACCTCCGAGTGCGTGCAACGAATGGCTGGTAAAAGAAGGTCAGTGGTTTAATGCAAACTACAGCGTTGCTGCACAGAAATTGGAAGATATATACACAAACTATATCAATTATATTCCAAACGCCGAAAAACTGCGTGTTCAAAATGCAGAAAAGTTTAGTCTTGAAGCTGCTGGAAAAGTATTGGTAGATGTCTTAGACAAACATCTCCCCGTGTTTGAGAAGAAGGTAGGAATTACGCTTCCAAAATTCAAAAAAATAACTCCGACAACGTCGTGAAAATAAGTTATTTGGTTACGTGTAAAAATGAGACACTTGAGCTTCTTGAACTAATCGAGAAGCTCAAGACTCACATCGATTTTAATGCTCCGAACGACGAAGTTGTCATTCTTGATGATTTTTCTGATAACGAAGGTACTAAAAAGATACTGGAAAAAGCTAAAAACTATGGCTTTAGTATAATTCAACATGCACTAAATAAAAACTTTTCCGAACATAAAAACTATGGAAGTAAACGTTGTGTAGGAGATTATATAGTCCAGTTGGACGCGGATGAATATCTGTGGCCTGAACTGTTGTATAATATGCAAGAATTGATAATGTCTAATCCAAAAGTTGAATTGTACAGAGTTCCAAGAGTAAATATTGTAAGAGGAGCTACTTCACAAGATGCAGCTATGTGGGGATGGCATCTTAGTACACTACCAGAATATTTTGGTAATGAGCCAATAGTAAACTGGAATCACGGTGATTATCAATCTCGTATATATAAAAATAGCCTAAAGGTACAATGGCAAAAACCGCTACACGAGACTGTGATTGGTGCTGAGTATGTAACTATGCTTCCTAAAGAAGTTGAATGGTCTATTATTCATGACAAAACAATAGACAGGCAACGTGCGCAAAACCTGTTTTATAACCAAAACTGGTCCAAACAAGCTAACATGGGACAAGGATAAATTATGAAAATATCAGTAATAGGACACGGACATTTGGCATATATAACTGCCGCTTGTATGGAACAATTTCATCAAGTAAATGTTGATGATTCTAAGGTTGGAGATAGTGACGTTATTTGGGTTTGCTATGATACACCGGTCGATAAGGACGGAAAGCCAGATTCAAGAATCATATTTGAATGGTTGGGAAGAGTACTTCCATTTGCCAAAAATAATGCTATTGCTTTGATATCTACCCAAGTTCCAGTTGGAACGTGCAGAATGCTAGAGAACGTATATACAGATATCAGAATTGCCTGTTCTCCAGAAAATCTAAGGCGAGGTAGAGCAATAAATGATTTTCTGAACCCAGAACGAATTGTTGTTGGATGTGATAGATTCTCAAAAGATGTACTTACCGAATTGTTTCGTCCATTGTCTTCTAATATAATTTGGATGAGTTTGGAATCTGCTGAAATGGTAAAACACGCATTGAATTCATATTTGGCAATGTCTATTGCATTTATAAATGAAATAGATAAAGTTGCAAAGGCGGTGGGAGCAAATTCGTCAGATATAACCGCAGGATTGCAAACAGACAAACGCATAGGTAAGTTGTCTTATCTAAAAGCCGGTGGTCCATATACCAACGACACACTTGGAAGAGAAATACATAACCTCATTCAATTGGATCAAAAATACAATCTTGGACTGTCTCTCATCCCATCAATCAAGAAATCGAACGATGAACATTCTAATAACAGGTAATACTTTTGGTATTGGAAAGATGCTGTCCGATAGATTTGAGAAAAATGGACACAATGTCTATGGTCTTTCTCGTTCTTCAAAATATCCTTGCGATGTGTCAAATATAGAAGAAGTACGTGGATGGTCTAACTACTTTCTTGATTGCGATGTTTATTTTGATGCAATCATTACGTGTGCGGGGACGCAGGGTGAATTGGGAAAGGTGTCAAAGACAAATCCAGAAAATTGGTCACAAACAATAAGAATAAACTTGGATGGAACATATAATGTTTTGAAAGAATTTTATCCATTGATGTGTACCAACAAACGTCAAAAGATAGTATGCATGGCTGGAGGTGGTGCTGGAAATGGCAGAGCATATTTTTCTGCATACGCAGTAGCAAAAACTGCCGTAGTTAGATTGGTGGAAACGATGGCTTTGGAAGAGCCAACCTTGGATATTAACGCAATAGCTCCCGGCGCTATAAAGACCGGAATCGTTGATGGTCCAATAAATGCTGGGCAAGAAATAATTGGTATTCAGGAATACGAAAAAGCCAAGCGTCAAAGCGAAAGCGGAGATGACCCCGAACCGGCTATGCAGTTGGTCGAATGGTTAATTTCCGATGAAAGTGACGGTGTTTCTGGTAAATTTATAAGTGCAAAGTGGGATTGTTGGAGAAACTTCAAGGATTTATCCAAGGAGATTTATACTCTACGAAGAATGACCTAATGAAAATAGCAATACATGTAGAACAACTTGATCACCGAGGCTGTGGTACAGTGCCATACGACTATTATATGGGAATAAGAGACTGCCTTGGTCATAACCCAATCATAATGAGTTCTAGATCAAAATCAACTTGCCCAATGGAAAAGTTTGATGGGTTGAACTATCATCTATATGAAAATGAAAGTGAGATTCCAATTCTGGTAGAACGTGAAAAAATAGATCTGTTTTATATGATAAAGGCGGGCGGAAAAAATGAAGGAACTACCCCATCAAATTGTAAAACCGCAATCCACTGTATATTCAGTATGACAGAACCACATGGCAATGTATACGCTGGCGTAAGCGAATGGTTAGCAAAAATGTTTAATCAGCCATTATGGGTTCCGCATATAATAAATCTACCAAAAACAAACGAAAGTCTGCACGACGAACTTGGAATACCAAAAAATGCTTTCGTATTGGGAAGATTGGGTGGATACAATCAATTTGATTTACAAATCGCGCACCGAGCATTGATAACTGCGATTGAAAAAAGAAACGATTT